AAATTTTCTTTATTGTCTTCATAAGTGGTATGTATATAAGTTATGTCATTTGTAACACCATTGTAACCCCCTTGAATATTTTTATATAAAAAGAATCTCTGATATATCCAATGCTCTTTTGTAGCTGGATTTAATATTAAAATACATCTGTTTTGTTTACCTTGTGTTCTAATAGAAAAGTCAATCTTGTTAAACACATCCTCTTCTAAAAGCTCTTCAGCTTCATCTACAACGAAAGTAGTCACACCATTCAAGGATTTAAGAGCTGCAGTTTGATTACCTGATGAGGTCCTGATACCCTTAAACATTATAGAGCTGTTTGTCTTCAAGTTTATTATCTCATCCTTAGTAATTCTAAAATCACCATGTACATCCATTAAATCAATCTTTTCAATAAACTCAGGAATAATAGAAGTGTTGGCTGATGTTAAAGTATATCTTGTAAATAGAATCTTATGCCCATGCTCATAGGTTAGGTTCAGTAGAAACAAAGCTACACCAAAACTCTTCCCACTACCTCTACCTCCAGTAATCACAAAATACCTACTCTTTGATTGAAACAAAGGAATGTATTTACTATGTAAATTTATATTGCTATTCATCTTCTGGAGTTACATCTATGATGTCATCCTCTACTTCAGTTTCCTTATTGTTAAAGAAATTAATAACAGGAACTTGAACTTTTTTATTGCTATTAGAATCACTTATACTGTCTGATGGTTTACCATAAGCATACTCCATTAATAGTTTCATGTGAGTAAAGTTCTTCTTAGCAAGCTCAGCAAGGTGTTTAAACGCCTCCTTCTCGCTCCCAAACACTTCTTTCATAGCATTGGTAGCATAAGAAGAGATACGCTCTCTCTTGGCTTTATTTTGCCTCGCTGGCTGTAGCTTCTTTATTGTGGATATTGGCTTAGGTGCTAGTCTTTTGTTGTTCTTTCTTCCGTCTGTTCTCTTTATTTCTGTAGACCTATTCTTTTTAGCTCTTGACATATAATGATAACGATTATTTTGTGTTATGTTTTTTGTAAAGCTTTGAGTAAACCTCTGCAATGCCCTCATGCACAGTCTTTTTATTATATTTCTCTTGCAACATTGCTTTTTTATTCCCTTTCTCTACAATTATATTGTAAATTAAATTATCTTCTGTTACAGGATATATGTAGAAATCATTCGCAATAGCCCATTGTACAGCTTTCGGACACAACACTTTTATCTTACGCATAGTTTTTGATGATGTCAACCATTGCTTTTACTCTAACCTTAGCAGTATCTATATGTTTTTTAGGTATCTCTCTTACAATGTTGACTATTTCTTGATGTTCGTCAAATGTTTTTATTTTTAGAAGCTTCTCATATTCGTTACGCAATGCATAATAATTTTCTTTAAGATAATTTAAATCATCCTCATCTTTAATCTTATTATATATCTCATATAAAAATGGCTCTTCTTTTTTTATTAACGGAAATATATTGTTGATTGCATGTAAAACTGTAGCATGATTCACCTCTAAACTATCAGCAATCTTTTGTAATGTGTAGGTTGTCTTCTCCTTACATAACTTAAAATAAATCGCTCTTGCATAAACTAATTTTCTGTTTCTTTTTTTTACAGACAGGTCCTGTAATGTAGCTTCTTCAACTTCCTTTCTTATTTTGTTTATCATCTTTTATAAATTTTATATTATTTTTTATTTTATCCTCACCATACATTTTTGCTAAATCTACTGACAAGTTAAACTTGTATACCTCTAACGCTTGATGTATGCCAGCACACTCATAAAACATTTCTCTCTTCTCGTATTCTTTCAATATAACTAATATCTCACCAACACTCGTTCCTCGCTCTAGCTCGTAAGTTGTCAAAGCAAAATACTCTGCAATCTTAGAGCTAGATAAATCATCATTCATTCTGTTCTTAGTCTAAGTAAATTATAACATTGTATATATTTTAATCTTGCTTTTTGTTTATATATTTTTTTAAATAACTCATAAACTTTTTTAGTAAACTGATAATGCGTAACGCAATTTTTCAACAATTTGTTAGCATACCTTTTACCATAACCTTTACAGTAATTTACATTATCAATAGTGTCGCCTACAATCATTTGTGTATAGAAGTTTTGTAATGCTTCTACCTCTGTCACATCATACATACATTGATGATTGTAATGATAGTTGTATATTAAAGCTGGTAGTTGCATATAATCTTTATCTAATGCTAAGATGATTACATTATCTCTGCCATCTTCTTGTGTTATATGTTTCCAGTATCTTGCAACTAAGTCATCTGTTTCAACACCACAAGTTTTTATACCATTGTATTTTTCAGTAACATAGTCATGCAGCTCCCTCAATATTAAAGGAAGCCCACTACCTTTTCTGTTTGACTTATAACTTTTGTCTAATAATTTTCTAAAATTTCCACTACTATTATTAAAAGTAATAACTGTATCAATATCATAATGACCATAAAGAGCTGTTAATATGTTGTCAAATGAATTATCATATTCTATCTTTGCTTGTTCTAAATCATCTTTTGCTTTAAAGCAAGATGCCCACACCAAACTATCTGCATCAAACAATACGGTCATGACTACTTATATGACGTTCTTTTTGTGTCGTTTATAACATTACCTTCTGGGTCAAAGATAGTATACCCATCTTTACGCAAAAGTGTTATTGCTTTGTTTCTTTCAGCTACTCTTTGCTGACTTCTGTAAGTTTCAAATATTTGATTTGATATTGCCATAATTATTATTTTTGTTATACATAATCTTCATATTGTTCAACAGCTAATTGTTCCAGCTCTTTTATAACATTATCATCTAATATATCTATAATGTTTTGCTTTCCACAAACTACTTCGTAAATCTCAAAGTATCTAGGTTCTGGTGCATCAAGGTAAGTAGCATGTCTACCAGCTTCATAATGACCCCTTAATACTAAAGTAACTGAATCATAAATTATTGTTGTTTCATCCATTGTTTATTATATTAATTGTTAATAACTGCAATATATAAACAATTTTCTTAATTACCAAACGTTTCTAATTCTTTTTGCAGGTTGGCTAAAGCTCTCCATGCAACCTTTGCTGAATGTCTAATACCATCAGAATCTATCTTGCCTGCTTCCATTAGGTGTCTTGTTAAAGCATCTAGGTCATCTTTACTTTTATCTCTATCCCAGAACACACCCTGTTCAGGATGGTGTTGCTTACTTCCTATGTAGCTTACTCTAGCTATCTCTGCTATCGCATCAGGAAAGTATTTAATGACTCCAGTATAAATAGGAATCTTTTTTCTCTCTTGACTATTTGTTGGTAAACTACCAAACTCTTCTTCGTATGCTCTTCTACTATCACTCATTTGTTTCTTCTTTTAATAATATCTTTTCTAGTTTTTCTATCCTTTCTCCAAAGGCTACATTTGTTAAATACATTTGTGTTAGCACCTTTTCCATTCTACCCATTCTTTGTGCAATGGTATGTTTCTTATCTTTTAGTTTCATAAATCCATTAATTCATTAACAACTGTATGTCCTCCAAATACTACTGCACAACCTATAGCTGGTTTCTTTCCTGCCTTAGCATAAGCAAACGCATACTTCTCATGGTCTATGCCACAACCTACTTGTGTAGCAAATACTTTAAATTTAGCACCAACACACCACTCACTATAACATTGTGTATGCAGGTGTCCTTGCACTGTAGACATCATATCTCCTTTAGCTTTTGTTCTGGCTGTTCCCCCCTCTCCATGTATGTATTGCACATTGTCTACAACCAATCTCTCTATAAAAGTCCAGCCATCTGTGTTTAACACATCAGAGTAATCTCTTATCCATCTACTAGGTATGCCTCCTGTCTGTGCTTTCCTTGCTATAATCCTATCGTGATTTCCTATAATAACATGAGCTTTAGGAAAGGCATGATACCACCTAGATATTCTGTCTATAGCTATCTCTAATTCATCTCCACCACCTAACCCATCTGCATCTGTTTCATGATAACTAGAATAATGATTGTCTATGACATCTCCTATAAATATTACTTTGTTGCAATTATATTTAGAATAAATATCTTTGCAGAACTTAAGGTAATTGTCTAAACAAAAAGGCTCATGCAAATCTCCTATAACTAAAACTCTTGTTTCTCTTTTAGTTAAGTTAAGAAATGCTTTGAGCTTATTGCCCTTTAGTCTTGGTCGAAAATCTTTCATTTTAATTGTATTGATTAAACAAAACTTTCAGTTCATCAATCATTGTTTTTATACAAGAACCACAACTCGTTCTTTGTTTTCTTTGATTGAAGACCCTATTATATATTGCAAGCAATTTATTCTGGTCTGCTTGCTTCACTACGTTAACCTTCTTACTAAACCAATCAGTTAAGTAAGTATACTCCTCTTGTGTTAAACAGTTTACATCTCTTCTTTTTAATAACGGAATCGCATTCATCTTTTGTTTTCGCTCTTCACACCCACAATCCTCGCCAGCAATAAACTTAACTGCCTTCTTAATTCCTGTAGCCTCTGTAACTTTCTCTACTAAGTCTCCTAAGCCTATAGTATTCTCCTTGTTAAACGATTCTTTCCAGTTCTTGTAATTTTTCTTCTTAGCCATAATATTAAATTTTATCGTAATCTTTATTGTAGAAATCTTCTACGTCTTCTTTAAACTTATCTTGTATAATCTCTCTATGTATTTTTACTGTGTTATAAATACTAGAGCGACCTATACCTAATTCTTTTACCAACTTGTCTAACGATAGCCCTGTAGTAAAATATGCAATACATAAATTCTTATTGTAAAAATCCCAAGTATTTATCTCATCTAGGATTCTATTGTAAATTTTTGTAAAGGCTTCTTGTTCTTCCATATCCATACCAGAATAATAAACAGGACTTTCTGACATAGAGTCTACCTCATCATTATCCATAATTTCAAAGAACGTATACTTGCCTCTTGTTCTCTTATAGTCTATATACATAGACTTTAATGTTAAATAGATATAAAATCTATTTGCAGACTCTTCATCATACATTATATTCTTGCCCTCTTTGATGAGCCTGTCTACACGCAGATACATTTGTTGAACAATGTCTTCTGCCATGCTAGGATTGCACCCCATGTTAAGAACCATCTTCAGCCATAAATCATGATTCTTAGCAATCTTCTTCAATATGTTCATATACTTTTTATAAAAACTTCAACTCTTGGTTTCTCTCTATCTACTTCTGTCGGCATTATTGTTTCTGTTTTTATAAAATCATCATTGTCATCTTCCCAGCAACCTAATTGTGTAACTGCATCCATTAAATATTTTGATGTTATACTAACTACATTCATCTTGTCTAGCTTTCTTTTTGATGCTTTGTATACCTTGTAAGTTACTTCAACTGGTGTTTGTATAACAACACCATCTAATTGTTTTTTTATTATTTCTAAATACTTTTTTTTAACCTCATTGTTGGTGTAGTGATAAAGATTCCTATATGTATTAAGGTTTACAGAAATCTTCTTATCCTTTCCTTTTACTCTAGGTAATATGATATATAAAGGACAAGTTAATTTAATCAAAATCTAATTTTTTATGTTTTATTTCTATTCCTTGTAAATGGTCGTATAGGTTGCCTACTATTATAGGATAGCCATAATCATTAACTTTGAAGCTAAATGTTTCAAAAGGAAAGCCTCGACTTCTTCTGCATCTAACTGTTATATGTTCTTCATGTACAGTATTCTTTTCTAATTCTATTTGTGTTTCTGCTTTTTTCTCGAGTAAACTACCTAAATGTCCTGTAGGTTTAGTAGTTCCGTAATTAGAATGTATTATAGTTACTATGTGGCAATTATAAACAGCCGTTAACTGCATCAATTTTTGTACCACATTATTGCTTTCTTCTAAGTTGTTCACATCACTCACTAAATCTGCTACACCATCTATAATAACTAAGCCAGCTTTACCGTCTTCTACTCTTTCTCTTAGCCAGTATTCTATAAACTCTAATCTACTTTTATAACCTACTGTCCTCAAAGTAAAAGTAAAATAGTTGTCATCTTTTTTAGTGTTGTTCATATCTAGAACTCTTCTAAATACTTTTTGACAATGCCATTTACCTTGCTCAGTGTCAAAGTGTAACAAGCATTTATCACCTCTATGTCCTTTTATATTGCCTCCAAACTTATTAGAGTCTGCAAGATAAACAGAAGCTAGTAGGCTAATAAAAAATGTTTTCTTTGTTTTAGGTGGTGCTTGCACAAAACTAAAGTTTCCATAAGTTCCTATGGGTATTGGGTATGTTTCAGTTCCTTTTTTTGTGGTCAACTTTTTCTCCCCCATTGACATTGCAATAGGTGGATAGGTTATAGTTTCTGATGTGTCAAGAATGCATCCTTCCTCTAATGCCTGCATGACTATATTGTCTAGTGTTCTTTCTTCTAATGTCATAATAAAAAAGGGAGGTCGTTAAACCTCCCAATTGTTAAAATGGTAAATCGTCTGTAGTTTCTGCTACTGCCTCTTTTTGAGGCTTGTCGCTAGTTGCTACCACGCAATTGCCGTCTGTCCAAACCACCTTTCCATTACCAATATAGACTTTGTCTTTCTTAGCTTCTCTCTCTTCTTTTGTTTGGCTGTCAAACACTGCTACGTTCTGACCATACTGATTAGTCTCATCATTTACAGATAAAGTAAAGTTATAGTAAACTCCCTTTTTACCTTCTACAAATTTCTCTTTCGGCAAATTCTGTAAGTTAAGACTAACATTAATTAAACTACTCATATATATAAAATTTAATGGTTATACTAAATCAAATCCTTTAGCTTCTGTACTAAAAGTTTTTTTACTTCCATGCGTATTTGTAGAATCTGCATCTTTTGTGTCATCTATTAATAATAAACCATTAAGTGCATACTTTCTAGCATAGGAACTAGATGAACCAAATGACTGTGATATGTCCATACCCTTTCTATTAGGGTCTATGCCAGCTTGTGCTGTTGCTTCCATTTTGCCATCTGGGCAATGTAAGACTGCTCTAGCTTGTACATAAGGTATACCACATACTTCTTTTACTTCATCTGTAATCATTAGTGACAAATCATATTTAGATAGCAATGGTTTTACTGCTTCTAATATGTCTTCGCAACTTCTGTAATTGTATTTACCAAAGTTATTTCTTTGTTTTTTAGGAGCTTTAAGCTCTGTTTGTAAGAGAACTACTCTCTCATGAAATGTGAATTGTGTTTCCATTATTATTATTTATTTGTTTATCATATTTATCTTGCCACTTTGACAAGTTATCTTCTAACTCTCTATTCTCTATCCTAAGTGAATTAGCATAAAAATAGATTTCTGTTAATGCTTTCTTATATTTACCCCTGTTTTTAACACTATTATTAATAAAGTATTTACTAACAAATTCAAAGTTCTTATAAAAATTAATTTCCTGCATTCTCATTGTTATCTGTTTTTGTTAATATCTATTGCAATATACACAAAATTATTAATAAAACAAAAAGAAGGGCAGAAAAAAATCTACCCTCCCAAAAACAAAAAACAATAATAAACAATATTACCAGAGATATAGTCCTCTTTCTTTCAAATCATCTGTATCATAATAGACCATATCTTTGGCTACTGCTATTCTAGTAACACCCTCAATTATTAACAATCTAACTAAATCCATTCTTTTTTGTGCATTTAATATCCTCAATCTTACTGCCCTACCTACTCTATGCGAATCTTTACTAGACAAACCATATTTGTTTGCATAAGCTGGAGTTGTATAGCCAAGTATTATGTTAAAGTGTCTTCTGGTTTTTTTTACTATTCTATCTAAAATGTATACAGGTTCTCTTTCCATAAACTTATAGCCACTGCCTTTTTCATCTGGAGAATCAAATAAACTCCATTGTAAATAATCTAAACCTTCTATGTCTAAATCATCTTGCATATGTAAATATACAAAAAAAATTAAATAAAAGTTGTATAGTGGGAAATATTTTTTATAACTTTGTTATTTATTAGAAACAATATAAGTTTTCTTAATAGTTTGTGGTGTAGCAATACAGCGAAACCACAAAACACATAGCGTTATAAGTTTTCAATACGCTATAATTATGTTCTTTATTCTGAGTAACTTATTTAATCGACTTAAATTTCTCTGCTCCTCTACTTCCATAATAGGCAACATAAACTGTAATAAGAAGAGATTTTAACAAATCTACCCATGAGCTGTCTATACTAAAGTCTATGTTAAAGCTGTCCAATAATATTAAACACACCATAGATATAGTAAGGAATATAAGTGTCATGGGTCTGGTATTTTTACTTAACCAACTATCACTAGCCATATCGCTGGACCATCTCTTAGAAACCTCTTGCATCTCTATAGAGTCCATTTCAAGCAGTTTTAACGCCTTTTCTTTATCTTCAGGTGGTAGAGTACTATCCTTATGTATAACGTTCTTTAAAACGCCTAATAAGCCTTGATTTGGCAATGTATCACCTACTAACCCTACAATATCAGAACCTTTACTAGTTAGAAACTGTCCTAGCTTAGTATCTTTAAACTTCTTCTTACTCATAAGTGAACCTCCATTTAAATTGTACAATAAGCAAATATATGTTCAATTCCTCATAGTTATGCTCTGCATCAGCAGGAAAGTAATTAAAACCTATATTTAAACCGTTTGGTAATAATAATATAACTCT